CTTGCAACAATTCCCAGAGCAGTTAATAATGCAGAACCACCATTGGGGCCTGCTTGAATTGATACAATTCCGTTGCCTGTCAAACTGCTACCGTCATTGGTAGCAGTTGAATCTGCATCAATCAATAGCTTGCCTGAAACTGTTCTAGCAGTTACACCTGTAATAGCAGCAGTGTTGATAGCCGTAGCAAATCCTGCCACTGTGTTGTTGGGCGAAGCTGGTACCGCAACTATATTGCCGTTGATCAGCATGTTGTTGGCTGCTGTCAATGTTGTAGGAGCATTGGTACTGGTCACTGTGGGCCAAGCAGTTTTCCAGGCATCGCTGCCCACTTGCACCCATGCGTTGTCGTAACTTTTATAATAACCAAAAATGACGTTACCAATGGCAGTCACTGCATAATCACCAATGCTGCCAATGGTTTCCAATGGCGTATTATCTGCAACAGGATCTGAGCCGTCGCCGCCTTCAACTTCGGCAGAATCTGTAATTACCAGTGGTACTGTATTGGTAAACGTGCTGGTGGTCTGATTCCATTCAAAGATACCCCAGGTGCTGGCCAACGTATTAATCCAGTAGGTGTTGTTGTTGGGGTTGCCTGTGGGACGACTCAGGCTAGCAGTAAGTTCAGTAAGGTCAATGTCAGCACGTTGAACATAAGCACGATTGCTAACGCCCAGGGCCGAGTAAGCAGCCAACAAGCCGTACTCGTTGAGTTCGTAGCCGTTGATTGGTGTACCAGTTGTGGTGTTGTAGAAGAATGGCACACCAAAAGTAGCTGCCAAATCACGCTGACTGGTGATAAGATATGTTTTGTTGGCATTGGCTGCTAGGGTGCCTGCTGCTACTGTGATACCATCAGCACTGACTTTGTTTTGCGCTGTGGCCACAATAAAATAAGGGACTGTGTTGACCGCAGAAGGGATGTATTGACTCTCGTCAATTACTACTACTTCTACGCCGGGAGAGATTAGAGCCATAATGGATTCCTTTTCAAGTTGTAGATATTTATAGGCATTTGGTAAAAATGGTGTTCTACAGTGCCCTTTGCAAAGGTCCTGCTTATAAATACCATATGAACCGTCCTACTTGCCCTGTTTGTCAGCAAAGACCTTGTGCTGTTAATTATTGCCGTGATAATATAACTCACTATCGGTCAAGATGTGAGAATTGCATTAGAAAAAACAAGGGCTTGCCCAAACGAGAGCCTAGCTGGGCTACAACAGGCTACAAGAAAAAAATGGTATGTGACCGTTGTGGATTCAGAGGCAGATACTCAGCACAAATGCTGGTATATCACATGGATGGTAGACTTACCAATACTGAAATTCGTAATCTCAAATCAGTTTGTAAAAACTGCGAGATAGAATTAGCCAAAAGTGAGCTGCCTTGGCGTAGAGGCGATTTAGAAACTGATGTCTAATAGCTCGCGTTGAGTCAACAGGTAATCCATTAGTTCACCCACACTGCGATGTAAATCTTCTAAGGTTCCGTTGTTATCTATCACATAATCAGCCATCCAAATCTCCAGATTCATACTGGAGCGATCTTCCTGAGGCAAGTGGTCGGATCTATCTACCCAGATGCAGTGGTCAAAAACTCCTGTGTTGCGCATGGCATGAAATTCGGCTTTGTTGCGTAGTCCGCAGTAGATGTCATTGGCACTAAAGATATCGCGCCCTAGTCGAGCATAATCATTCTCACAATAGGCATGAATCATGTCGTACCATTCGCTGCGATGATTGTGACGATCTTGGTAACACTGTTCAAAGCTAGTATACCCGTATTTGTGTTTGAGTTCGTCATAGATAAACTTTTGAGCACAAACTTCTGAGCTGCTTTGGAATTGAAATCCGTAGCGGTCCCGCAAAATTTCGCACACAGTGTCTTTGCCATGACGGCCGTGTCCAATGATGAGCAATTTAGGTAGTGTCATTTGAGTGAGGTTACATTGAGATGATCAAGAGTACGTTGCAGCATGCCAATCTGTCTACGACAGTCTTCCAAGGCGTGGTGAGTGGTGGGCGGTATAGGCTGATCTGGCCACAAGCTAAACACTGTGCGGCTGTCTCGAACCTGATAGTATTTCCAAGGCAGGGGTTTACTGTAGCTTTTGTAAGCATGCTCAAGAATGTTCATGTCGTAGGTAGGACCTTGTGCCCAGATGCGGTTGGAGTGCCAGATCAGCCGTCCCAGTTCGTCTAGAGCTTGGTCCAGGGGCACGCGATCTTGCTCACCGAATGCTTCTTCGCGGGCATGATCCGGCTGAGTGGCCCACCATTCGATGGTGCCCTGATCAATGTCGCGAGTTTCCTGGCTTTCTAGGCTGATTCGAGCATAGTAACTTTGCTCGTAGTGGCCTGTGCCAAAAGGGTCAAAGCTCTGGGCAGCAATGGTTAAAATGCAAGTGTTTGGGCCTGTTGCCAAGCCTTCAAGATCGATCATTAAGTCTGCCATACAGCAAGTATAACAGAAACATCAAATAAAGTCTATTGTTGCTTAACCGATCACCCAGGTCAAGGGCTGACTGCCATCCACATACATTTTGAGTTGCTCAATCAGGGCGTCCATTTGTGCCTGACCTTCGGCTTTCATTGCTGTGCCGTTTAGAGAGCCGCCGCCTTGTGGTCCAGCAATGGTAGCGAACTTTTCACGTGCTTCGCCAATGATCAACTTGGTATTGGCCACCATGTAGTCACGAATCCACTGTGATATCTGATAGTCTTGCAGCAGCTGAACTTCTGGTTTTAACTGATAAGTCCACAGCAGTACGTTTTCTCCTGTGCCTTTAGGATCACGGATCAACTGCAGTTTTTTGGTCACAGTGTTCCAGGTATAGTTCATAAACCCACCGAACATTCTGGCTGCCAGTTCCACATACTGACTGTAGAAATCATAGGTAGCAAGGCCGCCTGCTACGTTGAAGTTCATGAGATAAACGTTGATGGATGCCTGGGCAAATGGATCAAAGTTACTGGCAAATGGGCCTGTAGAATCGCCAAATGTTCTGCGGAAAATCTGTCGAACTTGCACTACTTCTTGAGGCAAGGTGTAGATGTTGACATCACGCATGAGCTCCATAAAGATGTAGGCTTCTTCGTATGCATTCTGAGCACGTTGTCGGTAAGTGCCTATAGTGCGCTGATAGGCTGCTTCGTAGTGTGCTGGATCAGTTTCAAGATCAATGATCTGATCACCCAGTTGAAGCTTGACATATTCTATCAAGGTTTGTTTCAGCTGGGGCAGGGTGTTTTCACTCATAAGGAACTCCGTTCCTTATATTTAGTCATTACCAGCTCTTGAGGATTACCAAGTTTTCGGTACCGCGTCCGTTGAACCCTGTTTCTGTAGTGGTTAGATCTTTGTAGATTTTTCTAGCAGCTGGTTTGCCTGCGGCCTGCATGGCCTTGACTACTTCTACGGGTTTACGCACAGTCTTTTGCATGCTCTCTGACACACTAAATCCAATGATCGAATTGCTTTTTACAGTAAACGATCCTGCATGTGAGTCTGCCACAATGTGTATCAGCTTGCGTTTCTTGGTGTCATACAGCCAGGCTTCTGTTTTTTCCACCAGGCTTGCGGCAGGCAATCCCTTGAGTTTGAGATCAGCAAATTCCATTGCAACCTTGAACTTGGCTGCACGTTTTTCTGGCGACACTGCTTTGACTGCACGTGGTTTGCGTTCGACCTTTTTAATCTGCACATATGCGCCGCAGTCGTTGATCACTGTTTCGCAAAACTTCAGCACATTGCGTAGTTGAATTTTGCTGAGATATCCGTAGCCTTCTACCAGTTGTGCGTCTTTGCCTTTGACCACTTCTTCAAATTCAGCTTGCTTGCGTTTCCAAATATCTGACAACAAGCTCACCATTTGTGGTGCCACATTCATGCCACGAATCAGCATGATTGGCTTGTAGTCTGCACTCATTTTGGCACCTGCTAGAATAAACTCATCAAACAGGCCATCCAGCTCGCCAGCACACTCGCTTACTTTTTCACGTAGACGATCCTGAATGGTCAGTCGTGCCACCACAGGTTCTGTTGAGTCAACCACAGCTTCTTGCTGTTTAGCCACAAATAATTCAGCCAACATGTTGTCTAGCTTGATTTGTTCGTGATCAGTGAGTTCCAGCCCCACCATGCTCATTCTGCACAACCATCCAGCAGTTAGTCGAATGTTGGCATCCGACACACCTTTGAGAGCACGAACATCAGCTTTACGGCCATGCAGTTCCAGATAGTTCACAATCATGTCACGAGCATCTTTTTTGCCGTAAAAGTAATTGTACCAGCTAAATGCAGCAGTCATTTGACTGGTCCTGTTGCTGATGGGCGTGATCGGCCAGGTGGGCTCTGGTCCCATGACATTGGTGTCTGCACTACGTGGATTCAGAAGCTTTACGGGTTTGTTTACTACAGCAGTTTTCAAGGTGGCTCCTTTAAGCATATCAGTAATTATAGCAGATTACCCAATTTTGGTCAAGTCAGTAGAAAGTACTACTAAAGTGGCATCTGACTCATTGCGGAATGTGATCCAGTACGGGCGATTTACCGCAGGCGACCGGCGATTCCCAAAGTAACTGTACCATAGATTAGGCTGCCCCAGCCGGCCACCATCGCCTAATTTCTTTTTGGCGGCTGTTTCGTATGGCGCAGCTTCGGGCCAGCGGCGAAATTTCAGGCCTACTGTGTGCCCGTGTTCTTTGAATTGGCGAAATCTGCGGTTCAGTTTAACTACTTTCATACAGCTATTGTAGCACTTGTTGATTTATTGATCAACCTGCCCATAAATACTCCACTATGCCACGACTAAGCCTTTACCGCCCTAATCGCACACGAGATTATCAATTTATGGATCGTACCATCAGTGAAATGTACACTGTGGGCGGCCTGGATCTTTTTGTACACAAATATCTTGGCCCGCAAACAGGCGGTGAAGATTCTGCCGTCAGCGGCAACTACGATGCCACACAGCCTATATATGATGAACTTAGCCCGCTAAACATTCAAGACTTGCTGTTGTTGGAAAACCGTGACAGAATCTATGATCAAGATGTGTATGTCATGAGGGGTGTTTACCAAACGCAAGACGTGGATTTTGACCTGTCACAGTTTGGCCTGTTTCTCAACAATGATACCTTGTTTATCACGTTTCATTACAATGACATGATTGACACGTTTGGTCGCAAGCTCATGAACGGTGATGTGCTGGAAGTGCCCAATCTCAAAGACTACAACCCCTTGAACACTGCAATTCCTGTACCTTTGCCCAAGTACTACATGATTCAAGACGCTGCTTTTGCGAGCGAAGGCTTTGCTCAAACTTGGCAGCCACACACTTGGCGAGTCAAAGCCACGCCAATGACCAACGGACAGGAAGTCAAAGACATATTGAAAGCACCTGTTGCGAGCGAAAACATCTGGGACGATGGCAACTTCTACCCCATGGGTTCAATTGTGAACCAAGGTGATGTGTACTATCAAGCCGTTCAAAACGTGCCTGCTGGTACTGCCATAACTAATTCTACATTTTGGACCTCGTACACTCCGCCAACCGAAAGCGATGTGTTTACGACCAGACCCAAAGATCAAGAGATCAACGATGCTATCCTTACACAGGCTGACATTGAAGTTCCGTTGTCAGGCTACGACACACAGAAGTTCTATGTAGAGCCCACTATCAACGGTGCTCCTGCTAATCCCACAAATTTAACTGGTGATGATTCAAACGTAACTGTGGACGGCACACAAGGCGGCATGTCCGTGACTCCTGACAGCCCAGGTTACACTAGAGGTTACTTGACTGGTGCTACTGTTCCCAATGGACTTCCAGTTACCACAGGTATTGCTTTTCCATTGAATCCAGTCAGCGGAGATTATGTACTTCGTGTAGACTACAAACCCAATCGCTTGTTCCGTTATGATGGCCGATTGTGGGTCAAAATTGAAGATGCGGTACGCACTGATCTCAACAATGGGCCAAATAACAAGACCCAACGCAGTGGCTTTGTAAATAACACTGACACGGTGCCAACCACAGACCGTGGCACAATTCCAAGTCGACAGAGTCTGTCAGAGATACTGAAACCTCGAGCTGACAACGGCGGCTAAGGAGAAACAAAATTCAACAATTTTTTTATGACAATCAAATAAGACGGTTCTTGTTGCAGTTCACTAGAATCTGTAGCAACTTCCAGGTAGAGTATGGACGAGAAGAAAACAGCGAAAACGCTGCATTACTTCGTGTGCCAGTTCGTTACGGTGATGCCAGTCGCAACGCACAAAACCTCATTCAGGAAAACAGTCGTAACTCCATGCCGTCCAGTCCACTAATGACATTTTATGTTTCTG